CTCAAATATAGCAGCACGGGCGATGGTTTTGGCCTCGTCGTTATCGTGCAAGGTGATACGCATGGTAGAACCAGTCACATCTGTGCCATTAATCCTTGGCCAGAACCAGAAGGTTTTAGCGTTAGCAGATTGTGAATTTAGCTGCGCCGTGAAGTGGATGTAATACTTGCCACCGTTAGTGAAGTTGATGCGGCTAGTCACCGTGTCATCAACGGCAACGCCGTTTGAGTACACTTCAGTACCCCAAGTTAACGCATATGCTGTTTCAGTAGCTGCCGCTGTGTGGTCGTTGTAATCAACAAAAGCTCCGTAACCGTAACCCTGATCAGGCTCATTTGCGCCATAACCTAGCGGCACCCACTCACCATCAATGGACACGACAGGATGATCAATAGCAGGATCCCATAACAATACGCCATCTTCAGATGCTCGTGCGTCATTGATCTTATAATTAAGCTTATCGCGAACACGTTGCAAGTAAGCGTTTAGTTTTTCGCCCCATTGCTGAACAGTGCCAAATGGTGGTGGTGGCAGCTCACTCAACGTCTACCACCTGATTCAGCATTGATTCGCATCGTACCAACACGCCAATCTTCGATTGAATTACCTTCTATGCGTAAACGAACCTGACGACCTGTAAACCTAACCGATGTTGGTATACCTGTTAAATCGTAATAAGTGCTATCTGTGGGGTAAGTGCGTTCAGTGTCGTTAGGGTAGAACCTAGTCTTAAACTGAACTTTTACTTCACCCGCCGTGCCTTCATCGCCTATCAGTTGATTTACCTTCATCACCTGATCGCCACTACCTAAAGTGATTGCGCTTGTTTCTGCATACGGTGTCAGTGATCCATGAGCTACGCCGTGCAACTCATGCTCATACGCTGCGCCAGTTTCATCAACCCATATAGGCTCTGCGAATACGCCCTGATCTGTACCACAAGTACGGTTTAATCGACCAACGTGCCAATGATTTTCTTGGTAGTCGTAAACAACATAAGAATCACATTCAGTTGAACCTGAGCTTGGATAGAACCACCAAACTTCGCCGTATTCACTGTTTTGGAAACCATAAGTCTTAGTGATTTGGTTATGGTTCATATCTTCAAAGACGTAATCTTGCACGTCACAAGGCATCTGCTTGGCAACTGAACCGTCAAACATAAAGAATGCTTCTTTACCTAACCAGAATGCACCAAAGCCAGTAGATACAACCGCATGACGAGAAGCTGCTCCGCAAGCGTTACCTACGTTTTGGAAGCCGTAAACATAAGGCGCTCCCTGATAAGTTGCTAGATGTGCGTCAGTTGTTGTAACGATCAATGTGCCGCCACGAACACGAACACCTTGCATGATCTCGCCGTTAGTCACTAATTCAATATCACCTGCTTCATTAGTCGCAGTTGGTGTCCATGTTGCTGTGTCTTCGCGGTCACACCATTGAATCTTTCGTGGATTAGCCCCGGCTTGTAAGCCAAATACAAAACGCTCTGCGGTAACAACTAAACCTTTACAACCAGTTGGTGAACCAGTCATTTGTGTGAAGTCGTTAGCGGTGTTTAAATCCCATTCATAAAGCTGACCATCAGATGTCAGACAGCCGACAAGATATTCGCCGTAGTTATCTAGCGACCATGAGTCAGCTTCTTGGAATACGCCAGATGATCTTTGCGGTCTACCGTATAAAGATCCACCATAAGAATAGAAGCCGCCGCCATATGCGGTATTAATCTGTGCTGATTCTTGGCCTGTGGTTAATCCAGATGGCGTGATATCAGTGACATCGCCTGTTGAGTTAACAACGATGATTTCTTGGCATGTACCGATTGCATAACGTGATGATGCGCCGTTATCAATCCACGAGTGCATACCACGAGGTACGCTAGTAATACTCGCAGATAAGTCTTGGCGCTCTTGCCAACCACCAATAGGTCGCAATGAGCCTTGCTGCCAACGAACTAAATTCGTATCGCGCCAACGCCCTTGACCTTCAAAATCAGTACCTACTCGATAAACTCCGGCAGGTATTTTCAGTGGTATCAAGGCCATGAGGCATCACCTAATTAAGCAACAGTAGGGTCGATTATAACCCAACCTTGAGCATTGTCAGCTTGGTATGTATCTTCATCCCAGATGTAATACTTGCCTGCTTCACGGTCTGCATCACTTAACTCAGGCTGAGCAATCGGTGCTTCCCACCAACAGGTATCTTCAACCAGATTCCAAGAAGCGAATGGACGTGGTGGAATGAACGCATCACGGTCACCGTCATACTTGAAGCCAATACCTGCATAGTTTTTACGCAGTGCTGTACCGCCATCTTCTTCGCCTGTTTCAGGGTCGTAGTGCTTACCACCACGAGTGTTGTATGAGGTTTGCACCCATGAATCAGCATCAGCCAAACCATCGATGAAGTCTTGTTCGGCAACGATTACTTGAGTAACGATGCCTTGTGCGTTAACGCGAGCAAAATGTGCCATGTTTACTTGTCCTTATGAAGTGTAAGAGCCAGAAGAAGTGAACGTTAAAATTGTATCACTTCCATCTGTTGTAACTGTGGGTGAGCCTGTGGTTGTGCCTGAGTAGTTAGCGGTTGGCATACGCAAGATGACAACACCTGAACCACCGGAACCTGAAGTTCCTTGATAACGACCAGTTGCACCGCCACCGCCGCCAGTGTTAGCCGTACCACTAACTGACGTTAAATAACTGCCGCCACCTTCTGAGGCACTACCGTTTTGTACGTTTGTGTAATACGAAGAAGCACCACCGCCACCTGCGCGACCGACTGATGAGCCAGTGATTGATGAATATAAACCTGCGCCACCGTCACCTGCTGTAGAATTAGTACCGTTAGCACCGACAGCACCTGCTCCGCCACCACCGCCACCGCCATGAGCAGAGGCACCGTACTTACCAAAGCCGCCATTGTGTCCCTGTCCAGAAGTACCTAAACCACGATAAGTATTATGGTATCCACCACCACCAGAGCCGCCGTCTGTAGTTGCACTATTATCTGCATTAGACCAGTTACCGCCACCGCCACCTAAAGATGTAATGCCAAGAGCAGATGAATCTGAACCTTTATTTGTAATACCCTGAGAAGATACACCTGCTCCACCTGCACCTACTGTTACCGTGTATGACGTTCCGGGAGTTACAGTAACTAGCGTTTCGGTTGAACTGTTACCGCCAGATGTTTCAGTTGAGTAAGAATTTCTGTAACCACCTGCGCCACCGCCACCATTACCGATATTGCCACCGTCTGTTTTACCGCCGCCACCGCCACCAGCAACGATTAGATAGGCAATGTCGTACGCCATCAAAGGCCAGTTATCGCCCATCTTAGCATCACGGTTTTCTTTCAGTGACCAAACACCGTAAGCAGAATCTGTACTTGGAAATTGTGCCATGTGTGTTCCTTATTGATACTTGTAACGGACGATTACGATGCCCGAGCCACCGGCTGAACCTGCGTTATTAGGTGTACCACCTGAGCCACCTGCGCCACCACCAGTGTTTGCAGTACCTGTGTCACCTGCTCCACCACCAGTAGCACCATCACCGCCACCACCTAAACCACCAGTGCCGCCAGTAGCCGTACCACCATAACCTGCGCCGCCACCGCCACCGCCACCGCCGTAATATGTGGCTGTGCCTGTAATAGATGACTGGATACCTACGCCACCTGCGCCACCAGTTTTGGTTGCACTGACAGAATCACCGCCGTCACCACCCATGCCGCCACCGCCGCCACCAGAACGTGGATTAGCTGTGTAAGTACCTACGCCACCATCTCCACCTTGTGAGCCAGTACCTGCGGCATAAATTGAGCCACCAGTAGCGCCACCACCACCGCAGCCGCCATTGCTACCAGTATAAGGTGATATGGAACCGCCACCGTTACCGCCACCATTAGCAGTTATGCCGTTAAACGTACTATTACTTCCAGTGCCTATTGAATCTGCTGCTTGTCCTGCACCTACTGTTACAGTATATGCTTGAGCAGTTACAGCTAACCCTGTATTAGTTAAAGCAGCACCGGCACCACCACCGCCGCCACCTAATGCAACGTCAGCACCTACTGCGCCGCCACCACCTGCTACAACAAGATACTCAACTGTATTTGAACCAAGAGTGTTACCGCCATTAGTTACAGTAAAAGTGCCGCTTGATGTGAAGGTATGAACCTTATAGTCACCGTCAGTAGTTACTGTTCCACCAGTAGCCGCTATAAACTCAAGACCGGCAGGCCAGTTATCACCTGCCTCTGCATTGTAGTTGTCGTCTAAAGACCAAACGCCAGATGCTTCTGTTGAACTTGGATTGTCTGCCATCGTTTAATCCTTATAGGTTTTGGTACTTGTAACGGATGATGACTATGCCTGAGCCGCCGGCAGCAGAGCCATGATTTTCACCGCCACCACCGCCGCCGCCAGTATTTGCTGTTCCGGCAGTGAAGGTAACATCACCAGAGCCAGTACCACCGCCGCCAAGACCACCGGCTCCGCCTGTTTGTGCTGCGGTATCTCTACCACCACCACCGCCACCCGAGCGGTATACAGATGAGCCAGTGATTGATGAAGCAACACCATCACCGCCATCTAAAGATTGACCTGCTTGACCTGCGCCACCACCACCGCCGCCGGAACTGCTAGTAGACGCCCCACCATTATAACCTTGCCCTGATGACCCTGAACCTGCGCCTACACCTGAAGTTTCGCCGCCACCAGAACCACCTGCGCCACCTGCTAAATTATTACCACCGCCATAACCACCGCCAGTTGAAGTGATGCTGAACGCAGATGAGTTTCCGCCCTGACTTCCCGTCCCTTGAGAACCACCTTGACCTGCGCCACCTGCTCCGACTGTAATTGAATATGCTTGAACTGTTGGGGTAACGGCTGTTTCAGCACTAGCGCCACCGCCCGATGATTCACCTGACACACTTGAGCGGTAACCACCGGCACCGCCACCGCCGCCACCTTGATTATCTCCACCACCGCCACCACCGCCGGCAACGATTAGATACTCAATTCCGCCGTTTAACAAACCTACATCAGTGACAGTGAATGTTCCTGATGATGTGAAGGTATGAATTTTATAATCGCCAGATGTAGTTACAGTGCCGCCAGTAGCAACAATAGGCGCAGCCATCTCAGGCCATCTATCGCCTTTCTCAGCGCGCTTGTTTTGCTTTAGCGTCCAGATTCCAGACGCACCAGTAGTGTCCGGAAATGTAGCCATTAGCTAATCTCTTCGTATGAACAAACAGCCTCAAGGTCAGATGCAGCATTAGCGGTTAAGCGTAATGAGTCACCTTCTTCGAGGTAGATTGCTTTACTAATCACGTCCAAAGTTGCGTCAGCAGGTACCACGATGGTCTTGCCGATGTGATAAGCAGTAGATGAGCGGTAGATGTCTACGTTGATTTCAGCATTGCTAGTACCGTCAACGTTAGATACATACAAAGCGTTAACCTTGAATACTTTATCGCTTGATGCTGAGTTAGTGACAATAGCAGTCGCTGATGTGCCTACGGCCTGCACCGCAGTCTTACCAGTAATCGTGCTTACGTTTACAATGTTTGGTGCAGCCATTTTAGCCCCCGAATACAATAGCCATCGCAATGGCTTTACCAGTTGATGCTTTGGTGTCTAACTGATCTTGGATCGCAGATGTAACACCGTCCACATAGTTTAATTCTGTCGCTGTAGCAGTAATATCTACACCGCCAAAAGTGATCGTGCTTGTTGCTGAAAGCGTAGTAAAAGCGCCTGTAGCAGCCGTTGTACCGCCAATAGGCGTATTATCAATCGTACCGCCAGAAATTTGTGCGGCAATCGCAGTAGTACCATCGAACAAGTCGTCAATGGTGTCAAAGTTGGTATTGAGTTTAGTACCCCAAGTATCCTCGGAAGCACCTACTTCTGGCTTCGTCAGACCGTATGTGGTTGTCGTAGTATCAGCCATTAGTTAATCCTCAAGCTACATTAGTCCAAGTTACGGAAGTTACAGGGATTGTATCCCAAGTTTGTGAGTCTATGCCAATAGGTTCCCACTTTTCTCGGCCATCGACCGATGCAAACGTAGAAACGCCTTGTGATGTCTGAGCTGTATTGTTTCTCAGTCTAATCACGCGTGGTACAGATGCAGATGCAGTGCCAGACATGCTGACAGCTACGGTAATCGAGAATACACCAGTTGCCGTAGTAGTGGCTGTGCCTGCCGGATTTGCCGATGACTGGCGATAACGCATGGCAGCCGATGTCAGGCTAGCAGATGCGCTTACAGAACCAGTGCCGTCAACCACGGTCAATGCGGCAGAAGATGTACTCGCAGATGCAGCAGATGTTGCTGAGCCTTGGTAAACCTTCAGACCTGCTGAGCTAAACGATGCTGATGAAGATACGGTAGCAGATGCTTCCTTAACCTCAGTAGCAGCAGAAGCCGTAGCAGATACAGCCTGTATGGTACTTGCGGTACCCTCGATTACAAATACGCCTGATGCGGACGCAGACGCAGAAGCCGCTATTGTATTAGCAGCCCCGTCTACATATTTGGTCGCGGAAAAGTATCCGTAACCAAAGACCGCATCACCGTATAGAGACATCTATTAGTCCAGAGTGATGTCTAAATCGCCCGCAGGGATTCGGAATACGTCACCAGTATCGATAGTCTTAGATGCAGTCAGTGCAGCGTATGCAAGCATATTGCCTGCTGTAGATGCGTCCCAGATACCAACATGAGTCACAGTGCCATAACCTGCTGTAGCAGTTGGGTACTCGACAGCCGCTGATGTGGTCGCAGTGTTGCCAGATACAGTGAATGAACCTGCTTGGCGAACATAACCACCGCCAGAAACTTCAGCACCTGAAGCATCTTCGTCTGGGTTAGCAGTGTGCAAAGACACATAAACTGCTGATGGTGAAGTGTATGCGTTGTTAGCGAAAACGTGGTCTAACAACTCGGTTTCTAGGTAATTAGAGAAAGACATTAGCCCAATCCTCGTACTTTAAGTGTCATGCCAGAGCCGGAGTAACGTGCCTTCTCAGACGCGCTGTTCACATTCTGCACTGCGGCAGAATACATTTGCGCCCAGACTGCGACTCTAGCATCTTCAGCCAAGTATGGCGCACTGTGGAGCAAAGCCCCATATAGGTAAACGTCTGGCGCGTCAGTCAACAACCAGTTGGTACTGTTGGTCGCCAAATCAGGAATTTTTTGATAATACAACAGCTCGAAGTCAGTGTCTTCAGTAGGTGTTGGGTATAACTCGAACTGGCCATCAGAGTGGCAGTAGTAATAGGGTAATACCGTAGATACGTTCTCATTCTTGGCTCGTATGTCTGCTATAGCAGCCCGACTCATCAACGTAAGTGCTGAAGTGCCTGAGCCAGTCAGGTGTAGACGTATGGTCTCAAGCCAGTCGCTTGGAACCTGCATATACTGATCACCGCCTGTCTGCTGACCGCTAGTACGAGCTTCCATGTTGTGGTGACGGATATCACGGTTTAACTGCGCTTCGGTCAACTGGATGAACGTAGGAATAACAGACGTCAGGTCATCTCGGTTCAGAAAGTCCGCGATCGTTGTCTGCAGGTTTGTATAGTTAGTAATGGCCATAATCAGTCTCTAAAGAATACTGGGTACTTGCGCTTTACCTCGGCATTATACTCTTCAGTGCCGGGTTCTGCTTGCATTGGTCGATATATTTTGCCTTTGCTGAAAGCCTCAAGTATCTGCATCATCTCATTTTCGTCAAACTTATGCTCGTATGGCTTAGGCTCAGAGTAGTCATAGAGCATGAACTTGCTCTCAGGTATGCCTTCAACCTCGTAGTCATAAGCCTGTCGTGTTGGGTCTACCTTACTCATGCGTGGTGTCTCAGTGACGTACTCACCACGGGCAACGTACTGACCTTCGTTCATGGCTCGGATGGCATCTAGAATGCCTTGCATCTCTAATGGTGTCATTGCTCACTCATCTTGCGAAGTATTTCTTCAAGGGTAGCCGCGCCAAATGCGGTATTCAATCCATAGTCAGCTGCAGATCCAAGCAACTCAGCGCCACTTACACCTTTACCACCCATGCGCTTGCCATAGCGATCGTAGTAAACAGCATCGTCAACGTAGTGTCTGAAGGGCTGCCCTTTGGTAGCTGCAGAGCGTAATGAGCTGATACTTGGCTTCATAGCGGGTAGTGCTGCAACCTCTAAAGCAGGGAAGATGTAATCACCTGTAGATAGCTCCATACCTTGGCCAATCTTCTCTAGCGATGTGCCCATAGCATCTAGCAAGCCAATGTTACCTTCGTCTGCCTTGATGAAATTACCAATGTCAACCAGAGTGTCGCTGCGTGGGCCACGATGAGATTCGCGTTCCCAACTCGCCATCTTCGCTGCATCATCTCTAATCTGCTGCTCACGATCAATTTGAGACTTGACGTTATTGATCATCTTCTGTGCTTCTGTGAAGCCGTACTTGCGTACCAGATTAGCAAATGGGTTATAGCTTGTATTTTCAGTATTGCCTTCGTCAGCGAATACCTCACCTGCGGCCAGAGCTGCGGCCATAGTGCCGTACTTCTCAATTAGCTTTTTGTTGTGTTCGATCGCAGCTGAAACGCTGTCAACGAAACGCTGATTAGCTTTCTGATATGTACCCGGATCACCCATGGTACGAGTTGCCTGAGCGTTTGCCATCTCAGAGACGGTGTATGGGCGTGGCTTAGACTTGCTGCCTTCTTTAGGCTTAGTCATCTCTTTGCTTAGAATGTCGTAAGCATCAGGGTTCTGAGCCTGCCAACTTACAGGCACTTCATAGCGGCCGGCTTCTGTACCGGGAATGACGTGCGAATAGCTAAGATGATCACCTAAGTCTAAGTATGCGCCTTGAGTGACATCTGGATACCAGAAGTTAGCGCCCATAGCGCCGAATGGCATATCTTTGAACTCAGGGTTGTTGATCACGTCGAGAATAGGCGCAGACTGTGGGAAGCCCATGTCGCGCATTTCTGGTGAATTTGTAACAGCTAAGAACTTCTTGCGTAAAGAGCCTGCGCCTTCCATAGGGAAGCCGTTAGTGCCCATTAGCTGATCCATAGCGTTATCAGATTCTAGGCCAACCCAACTCTTGTCTTGCTTACGCATTGCGTCATCGAATGCTTTGCGTGCTTTGGCTGATGGCGGAAACGCATCAAGCTGTTTCTTGATGATTGCTGCAGGCGGCGTGCTGAAGTTAGTGCCTGTAGACTTCATGATGTAGCTGCCTGCTACTGGATCCATCTCAAGCAGGTTGCCAAGCGATATCAGACGGTTCTGAGCCTTCTCAGCTGTACCCATCTTACCGGGTTCAAATGACCCCATAGAGCGCCAAGCGATATTCTCACCGCCGTACTTGGCTGTGTGCTTTGTGCCACCCTGTACTGGCTCGTTAACTGGGATGCCTTGATAGGTCTTCAGCGTGCCGATGTCACTAGGATCTGACATCAAGCCAGTCATCACCTTACCCTGACGTTGGAACTCAGCCGGGTCGATGATCTTTTGTGTGATGTTCTCTGGTACGAACTCTGTTGTGCCTGCGTCTAAGGCTGCAACGCGTTCTCTA